TTCTCCCCAATAAAAACAGTCTTTAAAGTGAGGGTCTTCTGTATAACTATAAACAACATTAGCAGGGTCAACATAAGATATTTTAACTCCTGTTCCTTGAAGAAATTCGTGCTTAGCTATAGATATTCCAAGCACTGTAGCATCATAATCTAACCTCCAACGAATATCATTATAATGATTCTCAGCAAAAATTGTGTCTATAGCTTCCTCCTCTGCAATTTCAATCGCAGGTTTATAATGAAGTTGCATAAATAAAGAAAGTTCTTCATCTGTTTCAGGAAGTTTGTCAGGGTCCATAGTGAAAGCATTAAACCCTGTGCTTTCTTTAATCTGACTTAGAACAGGTTTCGCAATCATCTGCCCTTCAATCATATCTTGATACTTACTTCTGTTGGATTGAGACATAGCATCTTGTGCATATACCTTAACCTTAAATAATCTATCAGACATTCCATTAACAACAATATCTACAAACTTTGGTATAACAGGAACAGGAGTCCAATCCAAGTTTAAGTATGATAAATCGCCATCAATAGCTAATTCATTTTTATATTTTGCAATTGATTGTTCTCCTCTTGCATAAAGCCTTAATCTATGAAACTCTCTCCATTGACCATAATATCTGCAATTATTTCCATCCTTTCTGAACCACTCATATTGAATAGCTTGACCAACTTGTAGTCCGAATTTTTCGGATGCTTTTTCCGCATCAGTAGCTAACTGACTTGGAAATACTGACGATGTAATATCTATTGTTACGTTTTTCATTTGATTAATTGACTTGTTGAACCATCATTAGAATACCTTGCGAAGTTAATACTTATTTTTGAATCTTTTTTCTCAGGCAAATATAAATGCTTTTGATTAGCCATAATAGCTAATCCTGAACTAATTGATGCATCAAATTTAGTTCTATCGTTTATATCAAACTTAGACCAATCTTCTAATGTTCGAGTAAAAGGCATAGTACCCATATCTCCACCATCCCTGTAATCTCCTGTAAAATCTATTCCAATGTATTTTTCTATGTAAGACTCAATAGCTGATGCGTGAGATTGTTTTACATCTTCAGATGAGTTTGGGATTCCTCCAAGTTCACGTTCAGTTTTTGTTAGTTTATTATATTGTTTATCAGGTCTATTCAAACAGTAATTCCTATAACCTCTATTTTTAAAATGATAAAGTAATCGGGGTTTATTATTTTCAATTAGAATCGGCATACCATAAAATACGCAAGCCATAAGAACTTCCTCAAAAAATATCTCAGCAGTTTGTGGTCTTGCAATATATTCTAAGAAAAATTCATTTGAAGGAGCATCATCCATATTAAATTTAGTGAGACCGTGCAAGGACCCATTTGACCCTCTTCCTCCTACCACTGCTGATATATCGTAAGAGTCGCATCCAAAAGACCCAATATGCTCATTACCGGGATATTTCATCCCGTTTCTTGTATGCACATTATTTTGTAAATGTTTTGCAGGAGTCCAACTAACTAAAAATCTACCTCTTGAATCAGGTGTAAAAAGAACTTTAGTATCTTTTATACCATCCCTCCAATGTAAAGTACCACGGGTAATATAATGTTCTTTTATTAAACTGTCGTTATAATCAATCTGTTGGTATATTTTTGTAAGATTAAATAAAGATTGTTTACTCTCATCTCTAAATGCGTGAGATTCAGTTCTTGGGAACTGACGATAAAATTCATTTAACGCATCGGAATCATTTTTTAGAGAATCAACTTCATTCTCCCAATAGTCAATAGCACCCATACTAATAATTCCACCATCTACTCCTATTATTGGAACTTCAGGTGCTCTAAATACAGGCATACCGTATATATCAATAAAGCCCTCCATATTCCACTCCATTGGAATAAATAAAGCATATAATCCACTTTTTGTTTGACCATTAGCATTACGGGTTGCAACTGATGAATCTTCAAACATATCTTTGTAATTCTGACCTCCTTTAGATAATGCATTTGATGTAGAACCCATCATACATTTTCCAATGATTTTAGAACCTAATCTTAAACAGGTTTTAGTTACTCGCCAATTCTCCTTGATATTGTTTGGCTTAGTCCATTTACCTGACTCATCGTGAGCCAAGAATAATAACTTTTCCCCATCATAGGAGTTATCTTCTGTATTTTTCCAATCTATTGATGTATCTAACCCTTCTATGATTTCATTTTCGGTGTCGTACATATTTTTCTTAGTAATTTTAGATGCCGGAACACGGAAAGCCAATTCGGTCTTTGGCTTATCCATACCATCCATAATAGGTTTGAAGAAAAACGGAAGTCTGCTATTTATTGGAACTACTTTATCAGTAAACATCTTTTTAGCATCCGAACCTGTTTTTGATAAAATTCCAATCCTTGCATCACGAGCAAGAGTTCCAACATTTACACATTCTGAAGAAGACATAAATGAGAATCCTGAACGCCTAATCTTTAGGTATATCATACCAAAACTTCTTGGGTCTGCCCGGCAGGCTTCCCAAAAAATCCAATATATTCTATTTGCTTCACGAAAATCGGGATAACCAATGTCAATACTTGACCATTGAAGATACATATAGTGAGAACCTGTTATGTACGTTGGAGTTCCATTATTCATAAACCACACCCCGTTCTCTCTGCAATCAAATTCATTTTCAATATAATCAACCCACCTATTTTTAAAGTCAGATGGCATTTCATTCCATTGGAATATTGATTGTATTCTTGAGAGTTGTTTTGGAAGTGGCTCTCTCTCCCAATATTGTTCAGATTTTGTAGTGTGTCTTTGAAGACACTTTTTTGGAGCCGGAGGTAATGCAATATAAAGACCTGCTATTTTTACAACATCGCCTATCTCTCCTGTTTTAGAAATTATTATAACATCGTATTGGTCATTGTAGCCATATAGCCAAGACTTATTGCCATTCTTTTTAGTAATAGAATGGGAAGGTATGTAATCTTTGACTACAGTGTATAAACTATTTAGACCTTCTTTCTGCAAACCCTTGTTTTGTATCAGTTTTACTTCCTCCTTTTTCCGACATCTCAATGCTCTCTCTTTCAGCTTCTATTCTATTAAGAATCTCGAATGCATCAAATATAGCCAATTTTTTTGTAGCCGCTGCGTTTTTTAACTTATCAGCAGCTAAGTCATCTCCTTCCATATCAGGATTTAAGATAGATTCTTCAGCAACTTTAATAAGTTCCAATACTGCTTTATGTCCGGCAGCAATAATTTTTAGTTTTGTTTCTTTAGTTGTCATTTGATTTTTTTAAAAATAACACTTGCACCAATCCAACTTGATTTAAAAAATTAATAGAGTCTCTATCAAAAGCAACCATTCTATTAAATTTGTTGTAGGTTCTAAGTACAAGATAATCTCTATCGTCTATAAATAAAGTAGCATCAGTTAAATTTTCTTCAGAACCATTTTTATCTAAATATAGAAAACAAATAATAGTTGCTGACTCATCATTTATTGGTAAATCTCCCAAAGCATTATTCAATATGAAATTTAAAGTTATTTCATATCCTGAAAACATAGACAATACAAAATCAGAGAACTCATCTTTCTCATTTCGTTGTTGTATATCTCCAAAAGCTCTTTCTCCTGTTTGTTCATCTTTAAACTCATATTTAATTACTTCGTCTAAATATTGTTCAGGATTCTTAATTACGTTGTCAAATTGTATTAGATTCATATTTGATTTAATTTAATTGTTATCTATAAAACATTACATATACCATTCTTCCTTCTTTCCAACCTGTGTTGGGATATTTACTATGAAAGTAATTAGAAGGGTACATAAGAGCACGATTGGGTCTATATCCTACTACAGAATGTAAATCCCAATTATCTAAGTTGTTTGCTTCTTCTGAAAGAAATCTATCAGCTTCTTCATTTGAAACATCTAAAGGCATCTCATAACCTACATCTTTATGTCTCCAAAAAGCGGTTCCGTGGAGCCCTTCTTTTGTAGATGGAGATATATATAGCACGAGTGCTCTTTCGGGTCTAATATCGCCTACCTTTGAGTCTGCGTGTATTCTCCAATCGGTATCGAACTCTTCGGTTGCTACCCTAAAGAATCCTAATAAGCATTCTCTCTTGGTTTTATCTATATCACTTAATTTTTCAATAATAAAATTATCAAATTCTTTACTGCTATATTGAACCCAAAACTTTTTATCTCCAACTTCAACTTCTTGAAATTGATTACTTGCTAATCCATTATAAATGGAATTATAAATATCTTCTTCTAAAAAATTATCTATAATATTTATCATAACTTAATTGTTATTTGGTGGTCATACATACGATACAGTTTTTCTCCATCAA